CAATAGAAATTATATTAAGAATAACAGACGCTTTTTCTATTGCTTGAATAGATGCACTGGCTGTTTTGGAAACATTACTCATTCCTGTCATACAAGTAGAAGCGAAAGAGGTAATATCTCCCATTAGAGAAATGATCTCTCCTGTAGTTCCCCCTATACTTCCACCGATGGATTGTATAGAAGAAGCAAGGGTTTCTACTGTCTTTGCTGCTGTATTTTCAGCCTTTACAAAGCTGTTATTTGCCTTGGTTGCCTTGTCCTTTGCTGCGTTATAGCGTTTAAGAGCCTCTTCTGCACTTAGATAAATAAGCTCTATTTTATTGGTTTTGTCATTAAAACGGGAACTACTAACGATTTTCCCCCCTTTGTTCACCAGGTTAAAAATACGCTCGGCTTCTGCCAGTTCTCTTTCGGCTGCGATAAGTTCTTGTTTCTTTTCAACAAGCATTTTAAACGGATTACGTTGCTCCAACTCATCCATTATACTTTGAATCGTGGATGTGTATTCCCGTAAATCTTCCGGGTTGAGTACCGTAGCTGCTGTAACTTTGGCTTGTTCAAGCTGTCGCAAAAGGTCTGTAAGGGTATTGGTAGATGTATTGCGTAAATCTTCAAAGGCACGTATATATTCGGGCGACTGCTTCAAAATGTCGAAATCGTGTTTCATTAACGCTTTCCCCTTTTCTGCAATGGCTTTGCTTATACTACGTGATAAGGCTTCTGCTGTAGAATCATCTCCTTTTTTTATGGATTCTTCACGCTGCTTTCGCAATGTAGCAATATCCTCATTGAATTTCTTTTCTATAGCAATACGTGTGTCTGTATAAGATTGATACAGTTCAACCATACCCTTTGTAAAGGCTCTTGTTTCATTATCCTGCTTTATATTCAGCTCAGAAAATAATA